TTTTCTTTGTATTTTAAAGCAGATAATCTAATACTTGTTTCTGTTACTTTGTTTTCTAGCTCTTCTATTTCTTTTATTAATTCTTTTATTCTTTCTACCGCTTCTTTTTTTTCTTTTTCGTTAATCTCTATCATGTCTATTACCGTTTTTTCTGTTTTATTACTTATTTGATTTTTACTATGTATATCACAATTTACTCCCAAATTTGCTGTTGTTCCACTTTCTAGTCTTTTATACAGTATTAATCTTATTTCACATTTTTCCTTTTCTCTTTTTCTTAATTTTAATTTTGCTATATTTTGCTTATAATCTTTTAGTAATTCTATTAATTCAC